CGCTCGTCGGTCCCTTTAGCGATCTTAAGATCGTTAGAGCAAACCGAATGGTGATGGTCCCAAAGACTGTGAAGACTCACCGTCCTATAGCGGCAGAGCCGACTCTGAATGGTTTTATCCAACAGGGCGTCGGCCGTTATATACGGAAAAGACTTCGCATGTTCTGCGTTGATCTTGATGACCAGACGATCAATCAAGATCTGGCTAGCTTGGCACAGGAACATGGTTTAAGCACCATAGACCTTAGTTCGGCTAGCGATACGCTTTGCACCAACCTCGTTAAGCTCCTTTTACCACGTGAGTGGTTCGAGTTACTTGACGACCTGCGATGTAAGAATACTGACTATAAGGGCAAAACGTATCATCTTAATAAGTTCTCGAGTATGGGCAACGCCTATACCTTTGAACTTGAATCGATGATATTTTATGCCCTTGTTGACAGTGTTTCTACATCTGGTGTTTCCTTAGTGTACGGAGATGACATCATCGTGCATAATTGTGACTTTCGGTCTACGGTAGAAATTCTAACGTGGGCTGGGTTTACAACAAATGCAGATAAGTCATTTAGTGAGGGCTCTCGTTTTTATGAGTCTTGCGGTAGGCATTACTTTGATAGTGAGGAGGTTACTCCCTGTTATCAGAAAGATGTCTGCACTAGACCTCATGATCTCGTTCGCCTTCATAACCGTCTCGTTCGTGCTGGCATACGCCTTAATCTCAGAAATGAGCTTAATGCAGCTGCTAGACTTGTCCGGGACTGGTCCCGCAAACAGTTTGGACGCGATTCACCAGGAATTGGCCCCTTAGTAGAGTATGATGAATACTTTATTAAGGAAGGTTTTTCTTGGCGTGATCCCACTGTTGATCGAATTCGGATCCGTTCTGCTATCACGCTTACGAGCACCTCGCGGTGCGAAGAAGAGTGGCAACAAACGGCCTACTTCGGTCGAAAACTAAGGAGTCCGGCGTTCCTGAGCCCTGACCCTCAAGGTCAAGCTTCGGATTCGCTGCGACCAAAACTTCTCGTTCGCGAGAAGTACCATTGGCGAAGTGCTACTATGTAGTACTTGGTTTACCTTATAACCCTTCGGGTTATAGTGCGCGGCCTTAGGTAAGTCGCTGGAGGGGACTACTGTCCCTGAAATGGTATAGAG